TCACCAGCCGTGGCAGCACCACAATCACCAGCCGTGGCAGCACCTCCATCACCAGCCGTGGCAGCACCTCTATCACCAGCCGTGGCAGCACCACAATTACCAGCCATGGCAACACCTCTATAACCAGCCGTGGCAGCACCTCTATCACCAGCCGTGGCAATACCACAATTACCAGCCGTGGCAGCACCTCTATCACCAGCCGTGGCAACACCTCTATAACCAGTCATAGCAGGTTTTCCCGGTTCCGCATTATACTCGTTAGTACAGCGTTCCTTGACATAAGATACAGCTGCTTTCACAAGCCCCCTTATATCAAGCTCAGCACCTATTCTAATTTTTGAAGAACAAACCTTGTCACTTTCTGAATCGTCTATTTTACCACTCTGCTCAACCTCACAAAACCTTGACCCGGCTGGCGCATAGTAACTAAAAACATCCAGAGGATAAGGACATGCATGAAAACCTTTCTCGCATGCCTTTATGTAGCCTGTTTCTTCATACTCCTTACCTACTTCATACTTAAACCCTCTACAAGATAAATCCTTATCAAATGCTTTATAAGCCTTTATTTTCTGTTCCATGATATTGTTTATTTTTTCGTTATTTTGATATTGCGATATTTTTTTGTTCAAAGATCGGGCATTCTCTTCTGCCCAACAGGTGTATTCCATGAAGCCTGTAGCATGGCTTTTCGGGAATCGAATCGTATTTACGGTATATGGCACAACGGCGGCAGATGCGATGTATATTGTATTTACCTTTTACACCGTAACATACCACAGGATAACCGTCAGCAGTTTTCATGTTCCGCCTTTTTCCTTCGTTTCAGCTTTCTGATGAAAGCCTTGACCTTGTTCCTAACCATCTCTGTTATTTTGTCCGCATCCTCGGCAAAGGCACACTGGTAAACCATATCCGTGCTTTTTGACATGAAGTCCACCTGAGCTTTGGCGGCTTTCCCGCATTCGGAAACCTTGTCAAACATCTCTATACGGTAATCAGGATGATATTTTTTTAAAATCTCGTTACAGTCCATCGTAAAGGTCTCAACCATATCGCACAGCATGATGATACTGTTGGTAAGGACGTTTATCTCTTCCCTGTCCTCTTCCGACATTTCACGCATGAAATTATCCATGGATTCCGACATCCCCTCATATTCGGAAAGGTATTGGTTTATGACACGTGTTTCTATACCGTCCATAATCTGTTTGAGTTTCATTGCCTCCATATAGCGGTGTGACCTGAGAAAGGAAGCGTGCCTTTCCCTCAGCTTCAGCATCTGCCTGTCCTCATTGATCATCTTTTTCATCCGTTCCACCACATCCGCGGGGAGGTCGTTTACGGTTAGCTTATTTCTCATGGATTGCCCCCTTTCTTGTTGTTTGTATTCTTGTTTCCGTCCTCTTTCTTCGCCCTGTCAATCCATCTTTGGAATTTGGCAGCTACAAGAGGACAGTGGATGCGCAGGTTTCTGTCGCGTTCCGCTTCCCATTCACGTATCTTTATAAGCGTTTCGGTATTCATTGAAATAATGTTTTTTGAATTCTTGATAAAATGTACTTGTTAGCATCATTGTAGAAATTCCTGTCGATCTCAAAACCGTATGCCTTTCTTCCACATTGCGCAGCAGCCAAAAGCGTACTTCCACTTCCAGCTACAGGGTCTATAACTACATCACCCTTATCGGTGAAGATTTCAATCAGTCTACGAAGTAAGGGAATAGGTTTCTGTGTTGGATGTACTTTAGGATTATCATCATCTCTAACCCAGTCGAAGCAGTTGAATATCATCCTTCCATCATTATTGAATTTCGGTAGTTTATCTCTATATAACAACAAACCGTATTCACAATTACCAACAATCTTCATATTGGCTTTTAATACTTGTGCGGAAAAGTTCTTACGGAATACCAACGGAATGTATTTCATTAGCCCGTACTTCTTACCAAGTTCTATGAACATGAACTGCTGTTCGTATTCGCAGAATATTATCATGCAAGGGGATTTACCGGGTTTCTTCGGTTCTTTTACCATCATGTCACTGCAAAAATGCATAAACTCGGCAGGACGAAATTCATTTTCTGAATTAAAAAACTTTTTCCCAGCAAGATCGCTCTCTCCGTTTTTATTATCCCCATTTTTATACCATGAAGGATTGCTTGCATAAGCATTAGTACCCAAATTATAAGGCACATCCGCTATAATCAATTGTGCTTTAGGTAATTGATAGCTACGAAAATTTTGAAATGAATCTCTATAGAGTTCAATATCTTTCATAATTACTTCTTTAAAAAATTATTGCATATTTGCCCATATCTGTCACAAGCACACACTCTATGCCCTTTAGCCTTACAATACGCAGAATTATCCCCGAAGTCCGAGGCATTCTTGCAATTCCGGCATTTGACATATACAATTTCCGATTTTACTTTCTTTGGCATACTCATGGTGACATCAGCATTTTTTCATTGAGATGTATATAAAACAAGCAGCCATCTCAGAAATTAAGATGGCTGCTTTTAATATGATATATGATGGGAATTTATATATTTATATTATTAAACCGTTTAAATTCACCATGAAATTCCAATAATACATCAATTAATGCTCCGTTTCTATGTTTCCCCAAAATAATTTCTGCCACTCCACGCATATCATTCCCTCTATCGTCAAAATATATTTGATAAAATTCGGGTCTATAAATGAATAAGGCTATATCACAATCATCGCATATAGTCCCACTATCACGGAAATCAGTTAATTGAGGGCGCTTCATATAATACTCATCTCTCTTTTCTATATCCCTGTTTAACTGTGAAGTGATTATTACAGGAACATTAAGCTCTCTTGCTAAACTTTTAAGTCGTCGGGTAAAGTAGTTTAATTCCAAATACCTATTCTCTGAATATTTAGCCTCTTGGTACAACAACTGAAGATAATCTATGAATATTATTTTCGCGCCGTGTTTCGTTACCCCTTCTTTTGCTTTCTCGCATAAATTATCTATTTTTAAAATAGGAGTTGAATCAATAAGGAGGTTACACTCTTTTAAAATTTCTATTCCTTTTTCAATAAGATTCCATTCGTAAGGCTTTAACATCCCGCTCAAAAAGCTGTCGTTTGGAATGGAACACATATTAGATAAAATGCTATTTATCACATTTTGAGGACTCATACAGGGCGAAAATAAGATTACAGGAATTTTATTTTCGACCACCATGTTTTTAATCATTGAAAGTACAAATGATGTTTTCCCTATTCCGGGGCGTCCTCCAATAGCAATTAAATCACCGTTTTGCCAACCTGATGTTATTTTATCCAAATCCTTAAATCCGCTTGGTATGCCACTTATACCATCAACTGTATCTCCGGACTTTTTAAGTTTATCAAAAGCCGATTGCACGAAGCATCCTATTTTCTTAAATTCATTTTCCATTTTTGGTATTTTTATTACTGAATACGCAAATGTATTCATTTGACTTCATTTTTCCAATATTTCATTTTCCACAATTTAAAAGCATGTTCTTTGGAATCAATTCTTCCACTGGTGCGTTCATAAGGGTCAGACTTATATTTAGCAGCCTCTGATATTGAGGCTTCTTCTGCCGCACTACAGCGTTCTGCAAAATACCGTCTGAACCATCCAAGAAGGATTTGTCCGTCCAAGCGGTCATACAGGTTTCCATAATACCCACTTTTAGCACGTTTGAAAAGAAGATTTATATCAGCTATTGTAAGACACTTGTAATCCTGTAATATTATCATGGCAGTTTCAAAAGTTTGAGCATCTGTCATCTTCTTGCCTACATTCACAAATTCACGCAGATTTACAATCCATCCTTCCAAATATGCCTGAAGGCAATCGTAACCGTATGCCTGCTCTACCTCCGATAGGGAAGGCGTATTACTCTTGAATACAGCCGGATAAGAATTAATCGCCCTGCATGCCACCTGTACTGCCGGAACCGAGAATTCTCTCAAGAATGTTTCTTTTGTAATCGTCGCTAACATTCGAGTTTCTCCCAGCTGCCGTACCGCCACCAGTTGTCTTTCTGTATTTTCCATCTTCCATATCCTTTTTTGCCCATTTTCGAAATGTCAAATTTGCGCTGACGTATTTCTTCAACAGTTCACGGTAATTGTGCATAGAGCGCAAAGTATTCTCGATTACCTCAATGGGGAAATCTTGTTTTATCCGTTCAAACTGGGTTTCTGTAAACGGCTCTTTCAATTTACCCACATTAGGAGCGTTCGCATCAATCCAAGCCTTGAACTTTTTAAAATTCTCACTCTCGGGGGATGGGGGCTCCTCGCGCGTGCGCGTAATACTCCCATCCTCTCCTTTACTCTCCTTTCCTTTCCTATCCTTTCCAGCAGGAACATTCTCTACCGTTCCCGATTCTTCGGGAATATTCTCGAATGTTCCCAAATTTCCTGTTTGGGCGGAAAGAAGAGCCTTTTCTATAACTTCTTCCGGAATTTTTGACTTTTGCGGTTTGTCGATGCGTTCGCTGGAAAAGTCCATCACGTAGTAGCTTTTGTTCTCGTATGTAAAAGGTACAAGGACGGAGTTCTCAATCAGCTCTTTCAGCCACCCAGAAACCTGCTGCTTACGAATGTCTTCGCGGGCAGGAAAAACTTTCGACTTAATGATAACCTCATTCGCAAGAATGACGCCACTATCATCAGCAAAGTTCTTCATGCCGATATAAAGCAGACAAGCAGGAAGAGATACATTCGAAAATCTTTCATCTTCCCAAAATTCCGGAACTATAGTTCTAATTCTTGGCATAAGAATGTGTATTTAAAATCTTACATTGGTTAATTGTCTGTTATTGGAAAATACAGCCCACTTACCATTACCGCTATCAAACAATCGTAAATCCGACACCTCTCCGAAACGTTTGATGTTACCGCATAAATCCACAATCCATCCACATTCTTTAGAAGGATGCGGGCGGATGGCACGACCGACTATCTGATACCACATGGCAAGTGACATTGTAGGACGTGCCATAACGACCGTATCAAGTTCCGGATAGTCAAAGCCAGTCGTAAGTACACCCACATTAGCTACTACCGGAATTTCACCAGCTTTGAACGCCTCAAGAATATGTTCACGTTCTTTCTTAGGAGTATCACCTGAAACGATAGCGCAACCGGGTATTGACATCGTTAACCGTTCCGCTTCTTTCAAAAAACGGGTAAAGACCAAAATACCCTTCCGTTTTCCTCCGGCTTTGGGATTCATCAGCCTTTGGACGATATGAACGAGATAACCGTAGAAGTCTATCCGTTCATATTCTTTTTGAACTGACCTATCCGTATAGTCGGCACCAGTAGTATTTACTTTCAAGTTAAGTTCATTCCACCCTGAAGGATTCATTGAATAGTAATCCAACTTCGCCAAGTAGCCCATATCTAATAGGGTTGATACCTGTACATGATAAATGACCTCTGAAAAGACATGAGGTTTTGTCCGAGTGATAAATTTCAGCATGGAGCCGAAATCACGACTGGAGCTTAAACGGTATGGCGTTGCTGTCAGTCCAAGAACCTTACACTTCACTGCATCAAAAAAATCCTTGTACATTCCCTCTTTGGGGTTTACAAGATGACATTCATCCACAATGATGTTCTTGAAGTGGGTGAACAGTTCGGGATGATTCTTCACACTGCCGATGGTGGCGAATGTTATCCGGCTTATCTCTTTTGAGTTGAAGGAAGCCGAATAGATGCTGCAATCAAGAATACCGTACGAGCAGAGTTTCTTGAAATTCTGTTCGAGTATTTCCTTCGAGGGCTGGAACACCAAGGTATGACCGTCAAGCCTTGCGGCTATATCCGCTATGATAAGCGACTTTCCGCTGCCCGTAGGTAACACCATAATGGCATTTGTTTTCTTCGCCTTGTTATTGAAGAAAGAAACGGCAGCATCAGAGGCTTTCTGTTGGTAATCTCTCAAACGGAATTGCATTTTCTCAATAAGTATTTGATTAATAATTCTTCATTTCTATTATTTCTCCTAAAGTTCTGCCATGCGGCTCCATAACTAAGATTATGCTTTTCGCAAAATTCAGAAAGAGAATACCGATTGCCATCAATATGTATATATACAGTATTAGTTCGGTTTCTAACCTGCTCTTTTCTGGTAGCCCATTTACAGTTTTCAGGAGAATAATTTCCGTTTACATCTTTTCTATCAATAGTAAGCCCTTTTTGATAACCACTATTCAAAGCCCAATTAACAAACGACTCAGGATTATTTTTCCATTCTTCACAGATACCTATTCCCCTGCCTCCATAATTTTTATAGCTTGAATGTTTAGGTGAATAGCATCGTTCTTTCATACATCTAAAAATCCTATAAATATCAGTTCTTGACAAACCGTGCCTATAATTATACTTAGTGATTCTATCTTTTGTTTTACACCCACAACTTTTTGATGTTCCATTTCGTAATCCATAAGCACTAACAGAATGAATAGAACCACAATCACATTGACAGATATAATAAGATTTAATTCCTTTATGGTCTAATCTATCCAAATCCTTATGCAATACAAGCCATCTACCGAACTTATGTCCTGACAAATCAGGCATCTTATTACATGATTTTTTATAACTCATAACCCTTTCTCCTTTCGTAATTTCTTATTAAGTGCTTTGTAATACTTGATTAGCTGTTCGTACTCAAAATCAGTCATTTTGGAAGTACCATCAGCTTTCACTTTCAGCAAGTCAAATTTCTGTTGCCCGATTTTGGCTATCAGATTCACCCGATAGTCTTCCAAATGATCGGCTTTGAACCTGTTGCAGTTGTGCATGGCATAGCCGTTAGCAATGAAAGTACGCGTATCCGTTTCCATCACGACAATCTCCTCTTTACCTATATATTTGATACCTTTCACTTTGGTATCATATTGAGATTTTAGTTTGCCAAGTTTTTCAATATCCACCTTTTCAATTTTATGCGGACGAACACGCATTAAAAATTGGAGCTTCTCTATGTTTGTACCTGTTATAAGAAATTGCCAAGATTGATACGTTTTTTTAAACGTGCCACGCCTATTTGAATCTTCCATCATCTGCCGACAAGTTTTATTATTTCCTGTGAACTTTTCAAGTAAGCGTTTTATTTCAGAGCAAATATCCATGTACTTCTCACATTGGGCTATACCGACACGAAAACCATAGCGTTTCGTCCCATCTGGATTAGAAATATTCTGTTGACAAATATGTCCGTCAGCATCAATCATTCCCGCAATCCATCCGCTTTCATAGGATTTTTCTTGTTGTATTACTTGAAATGGTTTACAGACAATGGTCGTAGTCCTATCTGTATGAGGTCCGGTCTTGTGCTTCCCATGAAGATTTACGCCATTAACCCACATTTCTTGTGTTTCAATCCATGTGTATGAAGTTCCTTGTCTTGCCCTTGCGAGCCATTTATGGTTAGCAGTTGTCTTCATTTTATCTCCATTCTCTAACTCTACCTCATACACATCTTGAATATCACGTTCTATGTGTGTAACCCTTCCAACCCTATATCTTCGTGAAGTTTTATAAATTACTTCTTCGTCAAAAGCAAATATTTCTTCACCAACACTAATTTCACCAAGCTGTTTCCATATAAAATCTTTCATTAAGACGAGAGAATCCGGTGTTAAACAGTGCCGGCATTCGGCATGGCAGTTATTTTCATCGAAACGTGTCGCCAGGTGTGTGCGGCTGAAATAGTGCCCGCAGTCCGCTTGTGTAAACGGCTTTATCTGTCCACATGAAATACATCGGAAGAAACCGTTTGGCATACAATCACGAAGCCGGATAAAAAGGGAAAACTCCTTGTCGAGCTTAGCTTTCAAATCCGGCTTCTTCTTTACTGTTATCCCTGCTTTATCAAACAGAGGTAAAGGCTTGTCTTTCTTCTTAGCCTTTCGTTTTATGTAGTACGGCATTTTCTATTTGTCCAATTGTTTCATCAAGTACCTTGTCTCTTGAACGACGGCTTGTTTGTCCCAGTCATATTCATTGTCTCCATAATGGAATGTGTCAAACCCGAATATCCACCAGTCATCACCTATTTCCGTATTATCGGTAATGAATTCCACATCATCCAATATGGGATTTCTTTTTCCGACATACTTGGAATTAATTTTCCTTTTGCTTCCGATAGATTCTTCACCGCTTATTGCCGGTTCTGAAAATGTGATACCTCCATGTACACTTATATCATCAATATCAAAATAAGACATTCCATGATATTTGTTCGCAGAGGGAACAGCCACATATCCGTTATGCGTTCCATGCTCTACCATAGTGGACTTAAACCATTCGTTTGATTTTATAAATGCTACTGCTTTATTTTCCATAGTTTTCTATTACCTCAAATCCGCAACTTAACTTTTCAACGTCCTTCTTGCGTGTACACATCCTCTCATTACTGAATTTGCAGATAATTA